ATCAATAAATTAGATGGACTTGTATCACATTATAAATGCTGTGTTCTTTTAGTTCATCATACTGGTCATGGAAACTCAGATAGAGGTAGAGGTTCTAGTGTTATGGGTGCTTCTTTAGATTATGAATTTAAGGTTGATAGAGAAGATAAGGCTATAGGCGATACTTTAGAAGAGCAAATGTTTGTAACCTTTGAGCAGACTTTAAACAAAGATGGTCAGGGAATGTCTGAGAAGTCTTTTGTATTTAAAGAAGTAGAGATTATAGGCGAAGGCTTGAACCTAACGTCAGGCTTCTTAGAAGAGACTACAATTGATTTTAAGACCAAGAGGACAGATAAACTACCTATGATGCAAGATAGAACCTTAACTGCATTAGAGACTGTTGCTTATATTAAAGATAATCAGAATCCCCAAGACCAATTCTTAACGCCTAGTGACTTAGAAGGATTTGTAAAGAACAAAGCTGGGGATAGTATAAATGCCAATAATATTGGTAAACATTTAGATGCTTTAAAAGAAAAAGGACAGGTGTTTAAGCATGATAAATTTGGTTGGCAACACATTAAATTCAAAAATAGACAGCCAAACTTTGAGGATGAGTTCTAATGAGAAGGAAGTTTGAAGGAAGTTTGGTAGGAAGTTTTGAAGGAAGTTTTGGTCAAATATCAACAATTATGAAGGAAGGAAGGGAAGGAAGTATGTAATACTTCCCTTACTTCCCTTCTAAATGATAAGGAAGTTTATGAAAATATATTTAGATGAAACATTAAAAGATAGATTAAAAGATTTAAGAACTTATGAGAATGAGACTTATGTTAAGTGGGGTAATCGTAAACGCATCTTTAAGATTGTTGGTGTTAAGTTTGAGATTAAGTTTTGTAGAGCAGAGCAACTGTTTAAAGATTCTATGATTAATGATTCTAAACAAAAGCAACTTAAGATGGCTGAAATGATGTTAAGAGCTTATGAGCAGTTAAATATCAAATGTGAGGAAAGTGGTTATATACAAATACAACCCAATGCTAAGTGTTTTAACTTTGATAATAAAACAGCACTGGTTTGTGATACTGATTCTGACAAACCTATACTGGAGAAAATACACAAAGATGAGAAGGACATAATGATATTTAGTATTGAGGAATTATTTAGATGCATCCCTAGTGATTTTATGAGAGCTAAAGAACTACTAAGCAAATTAGACAAGTCAGTTAATATTCAGAAGGTTGATTATGTTTAATCCATATAAAATACCAACACCATCAATAATATCTTTTTCAGGTGGTAGAACATCAGGTTATATGCTGTATAAAATTTTAGATGCTTATAATGGTGTCTTGCCTGATGATATTTATGTTGCTTTTGCAAATACAGGGAAGGAAGCACCTGAAACATTAGATTTTGTAAAAGATGTTGGAGATAAATGGGATATAAAGATATATTGGTTAGAGCATTACTTTGGAAATGAAAAACCTATACATAGGACAAGAGAGGTTACATATGAAACTGCATCAAGAAATGGAGAGCCATTTGAAAGATTGTTAGAACAAAGAGGAAAGTTGCCAAACGCTGTTAATAGATTCTGTAGCTCAGAGCTCAAAATAAAAGTTCTTTACAGGTTTATGCAATCTAAGGGTTACAAAACATGGGATAACATACTTGGTCTTAGATATGATGAGCCTAGAAGAGCTATATCAGCTAGAAATGCTGATTATCAAAAATGGTCAAATTTAGTACCTTTATATCAAGCAAAAGTAACTAAAGAAGATATATACAATTTTTGGAATAAGCAAAACTTTGACTTAAATTTATCTGACTTAAATGGAAAAACTCCTGCTGGTAATTGTGATTTATGTTTCTTAAAAGGAAAAAAAACTCTTACCTCTATATTAAAAGAAAGACCTGATATGGCTGATTGGTGGATAAAACAAGAAAGTAAATTTAACTCAGATAAACACATAGAACACAAAACCAATAAATTTATAAAAGATATTAGTTATATAGAGTTAGTAGACTTATCAAAAACAAATAAAGATTTATTTGATGATGAGCAAATGACCTGTTTCTGTCATGACTAAGTGGCATGGTGGTAAGGGGTCTAAAAGACGTAAAGAAGATAAGAAAAAGATTGATGATAATTGGGATAAAATCTTTGGTAAAAAGAAAAAGGAAAAGAACAAGAAGTGAATAAATTTTATAATGAAGACCTACCTTATGGAGAAGCTGGTGAAAGGTTTGTTCTTAATATTATCAACAGGAAGCATCCAATGGCGTACAAGATGGAAGGCAACTTTAAAGAATATGACATTATGATTCCTGAGATAGATAAAACAATAGAGGTTAAAAGAGATAAGCACACTGACAGAACTAATAATGCTTTTATAGAAACTTACTGCAATCATGTTGAGTCAGGTATTAATGCAACTACAGCAGACTACTGGGCATATCTTACCAAGACCATGCTCTACTGGATTAAGTCAGATGCTATGAAGGAGTGCATAAAAGACAACAACATATTAGAAGGAAAGAACTATAGGATTGATGGAAAGATAATTGATGCTTACTTGATTCCTATAGATATATTTAAAAATTATTGTATGAGAATAGATACATTAACTAAGGAGCAACTATGCCAATTAAACTAAGACCTAGTGCTGTTGTTAAAGATAGAGCAACAGGTAAGACAAAAACAGAACACTACTATCTAAAGAGTATGACAGTACAGGAACTAAATGATTATATTGAATCGTCTAGCTCTAAGAAAAAGGTCATACAGAAATGTAAGAATGAACTAATAAGGAGAGAGAAATGAAAAAAGAAAAGATTGATTATGTGAACTCACCACCACATTATAGAAAGGGGTCTATTGAATGTATTAGTGCAATAAAAGCTGCACTAACTCAAGAAGAATATAAAGGATATTTAAAGGGAGCAGCACTTAAATACATTTGGAGAGAATCTTATAAAGACAGCAATATACAAGACTTACAGAAGTCTGTTTGGTATATTAATAAGTTAATAGAACATTATGAGAACCTATGAAGATAGATAAACAAAAATTAGAACAGAAGATTAAGGAAGGCAAATCATCTCATGATATTGCTATGACTTATGACGTGCATCCATCTACTATCAGAAGGAAAGCTAAAGCATTAGGTCTAAAGTTCCAAACACAATCACATTGGAGAAAGGGATGAGAGTATCAATTAAAGACAATATTAAAGATGTAACTAAGTGGACTACTGGAGTACAGAAGAAACAAGTGCCATTCGCTACTGCTATGGCTATCAACAAAACACTAGGCATAGGCAAGGGTAATCGCATGAAAGGTTTAGATAGAGAGATGCAAAAGCAAATGATTAAGAAACTAGATAGACCAATGGCAAGAACAACTAAAGCCTTTTATAGAATCAGTGCAAGGAAAACAAATCTTACTGGCACATTAGGTTTTACTGAATGGGCAAACAAGTTCATGCAATACCTAGTGCATGGTGGTGTTAGGTCAGGTGAGTCATCTAAGGTTGGCGTACCTTACAAACCTAATGCCAAGTTAAATAAGTTTGGTAATATAGCAGGCAGGAAGAGTGGTCTAATAAAAAAACAAACTCAATTCATTGGTAACATCAAAGGTATTGATGGTGTGTGGGAAAGACAGAAGGACAGGTCAGCTAAACTAATGGTTGCCTTTAAGAACAGCGTAACCTATCAGGCTATGTTTCCCTTCTACAAGATAGCTGAGAAGTATAGCAAGGCTAAGTTTGACAAGAACTTTGCTGAAGAATTTACTAAAGCACTCAAGAGTGCCAAATGATAGGTTCTTCTACAACAACCTATGTGGGTTATTCGCGACCACAGTTTTTTTCTAGCGACAGCCAAAATCTAATAGGGTAATTAACGCACTGTATGGCTACACAACGAGAGATTGCAGACCACTTGGACTTATCAGTCAAAAGAGTCTCAGAATTGATTAGAGACGGTGTACTTCCCTCAAAAATGGGGAGAAGTCCACTTAACGTAGATGTTTGCAGAGTTGCTTACATTTCATACCTTAGAAAACTAGGTGGCTACAACAAACGCAGTGGAACTGGTGATATTGCTGAAGAGAAAACAAAACTAACAGCAGCTCAAGCTAGAAAAGCAGAGTTAGAAGTAGAAGAGTTAGAAGGTAGTCTAATACCAGCACAACTTGTAGAAGATACTTGGGTTGATTATGTATCTAATGCTAGAGCTAAACTACTAGGACTACCATCAAGAATTGCACATCAGGTTATTACAGTAGATAAGTATGCAGAAGCAGAATTGATATTAAAGGAACAAGTGCATGAAGCACTTAATGAGTTAGCACAAAATGGAATACCTCAAAAATATAGAAAAGGTGATACAGGAGACCAATCAGGTTTGGACTCCACCACCCAATCTGAAGATTAGCGACTGGGCAGATAACTACAGAAGGCTTTCACCTGAATCTTCAGCAGAAGCTGGTCAGTGGAAAAGTGACAGAGCACCCTTCCAAAGGGAAATAATGAATACATTCAATGACCCTGATATTCAGAGAATAGTATTTATGAAATCTTCTCAAGTTGGTGCAACTGAGATATTGCTTAATGTTATTGGTTACTACATAGACCAAGACCCAGCTCCTATGTTAATTATGCAACCCACCCTACAAATGGCTCAAGCATTTAGTAAAGACAGACTTGCTATGATGATTAGGGACTCTGAGAAGATTAGGGATTGTGTTAAAGACCCAAGAAGCAGAGATAGTGGTAATACAGTTCTATCTAAGAAGTTTGCAGGTGGTAACTTAAACATAGTTGGTTCTAATTCTGCATCAGGACTAGCATCAAGACCTATTAGAATTGTATTAGCTGACGAGTGTGATAGATATGAAGCATCAGCAGGAGCAGAGGGAGACCCAATATCACTTGCAACTAAAAGAACAACTACCTTTTGGAATAAGAAGATATATCTATGCTCAACCCCAACAATAAAAGGACTATCAAGAATAGAAACTGCTTTTGAAGAATCAGACAAACGCTATTACCATGTACCTTGTCCTGAATGCGAAGAAACACAAATATTAAAATGGAAGAATGTAGTTTGGGAAGAAGATAAACCTGAGACTGCCACTTATGCTTGTGAACATTGTGGTTCAGTTATAGATGAGTCAAAAAAACAATGGATGTTAAAGCATGGTGAATGGATAGCTTCTGCACCTAAATCAGATACAGCAGGTTTTCACATATCAGAGCTTTATTCAGTTTGGTCTACTTGGGCAGATATGGCTAAAACATTTCTTGAAGCTAAAAAGAATCCTGAGATGTTAAAGACTTGGATAAATACTGCATTAGGAGAATCATGGGAAGAGCAAGGTGATGCTGTAGACCATGAGACATTACTAAGCAGAAGATTAAACTATGACTATACAACCATTCCTGAAGATGTTTTAGTTCTTACTGCTGGAGTGGACACGCAGAAGGATAGGTTGGAACTGCAATTGGTCGGATGGGGTAAGAACTATGAAGCATGGGTTTGTGATTACAAGATATTTTGGGGAGACCCAAATGCTATGAATGTTTGGTCAGACCTAGATGCTTACCTAAAGAAAAGATTTAAAACTGAATCTGATAGATTGATACCTATATCATGTTGCACTATTGACTCAGGTGGACATCATACCAATATGGTTTATCAATTTACTAAGCCAAGACAGGCTAGAAGAATCTTTGCAATCAAAGGTTTATCAACAGCAGGTAAACCAATAGCAAATAGACCTACATTTGTTGGCAAGAATAAAGCTGTTTTATATGGCGTTGGTTCTGATAGTGCTAAAGAAGCTATATTTGCTAGATTATCTACTGAACCTGATACAACTACACTGCATTTTTGCTCAGACTTAGATGAAGAGTACTTTAAGCAACTTACAAGTGAGAAAAGAATCACTAAGTTTGTTAGAGGAAGAAAAACACTTGCTTGGAAGCAAATTAGACCAAGAAATGAAGCATTAGATACATTGGTCTATAACTTTGCTGCTATCTACATCTTGAATCCTAACTATGATTCTATTGAGAACAAAATACTTACCCAAGAGTCAAAACCAAGAGAAAAAACACAAAATAGACCACAAAAAGGCATAAATAGAGGAAATTTCGCTACTTCTTGGAAATAATTGCTGTTTTTTCATTCAATCTATATACATTTATATATTTATAGGTAATATAGGTAGCATGTTAAACAAAAAGGAGTCAAACATGAAAACACAATATAACTTACATACAGATAAAACTTACATGAAGAATACATATCTTATTAAAAAAGATGAGTATGGAACAGAGGTATATATTATTGTTAATGGTCAAAACATAAAAGTAGCACATACATATACAAAAAAATTACATACTTGTAATGTTTTTAGTTTTATTAATTCAATTCAAAACTTTGTATCTATTGAAAAAAATTATGATTTAGAAACAGATAAAATTAAAACTACAGTAGATTTTGAATATAATATTTATATGGGTTCAAACAATAGAGACAAATACATGAAATCAACTGGATACACTGATGGTTTTAGAATTGTTAATCCTGAAGATGATAATGCTTCTATTAGCATTATGTTTGATAAAGCAGAAGTGTCAGGTCTAACTTACGCTGCATAATCCCACCTAAAACCTCTAAGGCTCTTAATTGAGCCTTTTTTATTTTTTGCCCTTTTGATATTGACAATAACCTATTGCACTTTAGTGTTAGATATAGATATATCTAAAACATTTATGAGGTTTTTGCTTGAGCAACAAATTTGATTCAACAAATTATCCATCCCAAGTTCCTACTGAGCTTCAGTTGGGAGACTTTTGGGCATGGAAAAGAGACGATTTATCAGAAGATTATCCAATAGCATCTTACTCATTATCCTATGAGTTCAATTTAGTTGATGGTGCTACAGCTTCTAATTTCACATTGACTGCAACTGAATCAAACGATACCTATATTATTGAAGCAAACAACACTGCTTCATACACAAAAGGCAATTACAACTGGGTTTCTTATATGACTAGAAGCTCTGACTCTGCAAGAGTTAAACTAGAAGAAGGATTTGTAGAAGTTCAAGATAATTATGCAACTACAACTGCTTCAGTTAGAAGTCATGCAAAGATTGTTTTAGATAGCATAGAAGCTGTAATTGAGAACAGGGCAAATATAGACCAATCATCTATGTCTATAGCTGGAAGGTCATTATCAAGAATGTCTATAGATGAACTAATGACTTTTAGAGATAGATACAAAGCTGAATATCTAAAAGAAGTTAAAATACAGAGAATTAAAAACAACAGAGGGTCAGGCAATACCATTAAGGTTAATTTTGGTAGTGCTACTGGCTCAACACCCAAGAGCTACACATAATGGCATGGTATAACAGGATATTAGGCGTAAACGAGCCTAAGAAGAAAAAAAGACAAGCATATAGAAGAAGCTATACTGGTGCTAACACTGGTAGATTGTTTGCAGATTTTGTAACAAGCTCAACAAGTGCTGATGCTGAAATAAAAGATAACATAAGAATATTAAGAGATAGAGCTAGAGAACTTGCAAGAAACGATAGCTATATATCACGATACCTTAACCTGATGGTATCTAATGTTATCGGTAAGCATGGCATAAGAGTGAGCTCCAAATCTAGGAACGATAATGGTTCTTTAGATATTGGAGCTAACCTGCTGATTGAACGTGCTTGGAAGGAATGGGGTCAAGTTGGTAACTGTACAACTAATGGCAGATTATCATTCTTAGATTGCCAAAAAATATTTGTTGAATCTTTATGTAGAGATGGTGAAGTACTAATCAGGAAAATAAAAAACACTAATTCACCTTTTGGTTTTGAATTACAGTTTTTAGAAGCTGACCATTTAGATGAAAACAAGAATGACATTTACAAAGCTACTGGAAACAAAATTAAAATGGGTGTTGAAGTAGATAAGTATGACAGACCAGTTGCTTATCATTTATATAAAGACCATCCATATGACAGAAATTATTTAGCTCAAGCTCAACACATTAGAGTTCCTGCTGATGAGATTATCCATGCTTACCTACCTTCTAGGGCAGAACAAACTAGAGGTGTTTCTTTGGTTGCTACAGCAATGGCTAATGTGAAAATGTTAAATGGTTATTTAGAAGCAGAAATAGTTGCAGCTAGAGTTGGTGCATCTAAGATGGGTTTCTTTACTTCACCTGATGGTGATGGATATGTTGGTGATGGTGCTTATGAAGACACCTTTAATCCAACAATGAACGCACAAGCTGGAGTATTTGAACAATTACCTCAAGGTATGGATTTTAAGAGCTTTGACCCAACCCACCCAACATCTGCTTTTGAATCATTTACAACTAGCGTATTAAGAAGTATTGCATCAGGTTTAAACATTTCTTATCACTCATTATCTAATGATTTAACTTCAGTAAATTATTCAAGTATCAGACAAGGTGCTTTAGAAGATAGAAGTATGTATCAGATATATCAACAATTTGTAATTGAGCATTTTGTAAACCCAGTATTCCAATCATGGTTAGAGATGTCTATTTCAACTGGATATATTAATTTGCCTATGGGTAAATATGATAAATTCGCAAGGTCAATTAATTACATACCAAGAAGTTTTGCTTGGATTGACCCACTAAAAGAAATGCAGGCTAATGTTATTGGTTTGCAAAATGGAACACTTACCTATTCTGATATTTCTGCATCTTATGGAAGAGATACTGAAGAGTTATTTGAACAACATCAAAAAGAAATAGAACTAGCTAAACAATATGATATTGAACTAGCCTATCAACCATTTGGTCAAAAGCTACCTGTAGAAGCAAAGATACAGGGTGGAGATGAAGAAGAAGATGCCTAAGCCTAATGATGGTATGAAAACTGAAGCTCAAAGAGGTTTGGACTGGCGTGAAGAACATGGTAGAGGTGGCACTAGGGTTGGAGCTGTAAGAGCAAGACAAATAGTAGCTGGTGAAAACTTATCTGATGATACTGTAAAAAGAATGTATAGCTTCTTCTCAAGACATGAAGTAGATAAAAAAGGCAAAGGCTTTAAACAAGGTGAAGAAGGTTATCCATCTAATGGAAGAATAGCATGGGCATTATGGGGTGGTGATGCTGGATTTAGTTGGTCAAAAAGATTGGTAGAACAAATGAAAAAAGAAGAAGATAGAGCTATGCCTGATGCACTTAAACTAGGCGATTTTGTAAGTTGGGATAGTGCAGGTGGAAGAGCTAGAGGAAAAATAATTAAGATTGAAAGAGATGGGAAAATCAATATTCCTAATAGTGAATTAACTATTACTGGAACTGAAGATGACCCTGCTGCATTAATACAAGTTTACAGAAGTGGTGAGCCTACTGATATTGAAGTAGGACATAAGTTCAGCACTTTAACAAAAATTAATCCCATTAGGGATTTTAACGATTTCAATTCTAATGAATTGGAAAAACATCCTTTATT